AAATTCCCCGAGCTACGCTCGGTTGAACCTTTCTTGGTTTCAAAATTAAGCGTAACTGGTACGATCATTGCTGACCGCGGCGCGCCACAGCGCCAATTTGTTTTGTACATTCTTTCTATGTTGGTCTCGTGTCATAAAAATACAGTGTAGGAACACCACGAAAGAAGAAAAAGTTAATGTCGTCACCCCCAGCGACATAATATACAATGTACGACCTAGACTCTACAACATCTGATGGTCGTGACATGGAGAAAATCTCCACACGATGTCCGCCGTCTTCATCATCGGCTGGATTAGTGTAGGGATAATAAAATCTCCTTGGGGTGTAGTATGGGACCTCATATTCGAGAACATGACTCATCGTCTTTGTTGTCAATTGTCTCCCTGCGAACGATTCGTCCGTTGCTAATTCAAGCAAGTTCACTTCCTGAGTGCTATAAGGAACAGTTTCATGGAAAACACCCCAATCTCCGTTAGCTCCTAAACGACTTACTCGCATCCAATGTTCCCATCTTGGATCAAAATGTGAGAAAACTTTGTATCTTACAGATCCTCGCATGCCAGCGTAGCACATTCCTACCCAGGCAAACATTGTTGTTGGTGAGATATTAGCTGACCCTCCTGTCAGTAATGGATTTGTATGGATTCCTCCAGGTTGTTTTCCACGAAAGAGGGGTCTCATTTTCTGACCAATTGATGTGAAATTGAAATTGTTAGGAGTGGCAGTCTCTTGGATAGCGTAGGCATTCTGAAAACAGAAACGTTTCAGTGCTTGCCGGAAACTCTGAATAGGGTCTCCATGAGCAAATGCGGATGATCCAGGACTATAAGTTCCACCCTTCTCAAGTATCGAAGGCGCACCTGTAGGAGCGTTGACATCATGTTGGATTTTAGCATCTCCAATGGTTGTTTCAGCTTGCTCAACATACTCTTGTTCATCACTACGATTAGCAAGAACGTCGGTAGAACCGACTGGGAATGGAGCATAAAAGTTGAATTGATCGGAATCAGGACCATAAACTTCCAGGTCCTTGAACCGCACAAACACATTGAATGATGCTGGATCAGTTGAAGTTGTCATATATGCCAACCTCGTATCCACTGACATTCGAACAACGCCATTGTGGAAATTGAGGTTAGGATTATAGACAGGTGTTAAACTATACGTATTAGCTGGTGGAATACCAGCAGTTTGCAAAGCATTAATCGGACTTCCCCAACCAACTTCGATTTCAAAATCTCGGTGACTGGAAATATCGACGACTTTAGCAAAGCTAACGTTCTGTTCGACGGGAGCTGATCCATTGAATCCGGACGGATCCCATTGGACTAAGACTCGACCTTTGTGATAAGCTGAACCAACGAATTGGAATCTTACCACCATCGTTCCTCTCCAATAACGGAATGGTGCTGCAACAAATCCGGCTGGGATGAGATTTACACCATTCTGTGTAGATGGGATCGTTCTAGCATCAACGTTGGCTAACATTGGTGTGACTGGTATGTGGAGGAGTCGCGTCTTCGCCAGATCTGCAGTGTTCCATGGTGCGTTAAACAGCCAGGATTCTTTGTTCGCCAAGTAGTCAAATGCTAGCTCGTCAGTGTCTCCTAATCCAGCCATACGTGGATCAAGCGACACTTCTCGTTTCGCATTGAAGGCTAAGCCAGCACTCGTATCAACAGCATCAATAGTAGCAAGATCGGCACTCTGCGTGTTTTTATACAACATAGGGTTTTCGATTTGCCTTGGCCTAGAATAACCAAATTTCGACGCTATAGATCCGACTGCGCCAGCAGCCATCTTCGTCGCCATAGCATAGGGTTTAATTGCAGGAACACTCTCAAGTTTGCCAGCGATTTTCTCAACTATCGCAGCAGGTTTGGAAATAGGTCCTGAATTATCAAACTCATCAGCTTGGGGAGACAAACCATTCAGATTAGTCTGTGTAGGTCCTGACAAAACAATGTCAGTTACCCACGCATAGACGGCAATGTTCACTGGAGCTGTACTGCTCAAGGTGTAAAGTTTAGCTAAAGAAGCTATCCATATGTCACCAAATTCAGACATATTGCCATTAATCATATCGTAGTTGTCTTCATCCCAAAAGAATGGCAACTTCATTTGCCCTCCAGAATTAGTTGTAGGATCCAACAAAATGTGTGGTCTTTGGCTGGCAGCCATGAGATCACCCTTGTAGTTGATATCGGAGTAATAGAAGGGACTTCGTTGAGAGTTCGGCAATGGGTAATAGGAAGCCATTGCAGAACCCCAATTGAAAGAGTTACCATTAATCATGAATTTGACGTTCAAGTTACCTCGAAACAGTCTAAAATTCGAAAGACGATTGGCCACTCTCTTGTTGGTGAACCACAAATTCCACGGTTGAATCTTGACATCGAGGTCGCCGTTGACGGGCCACACGATCTCTTTTATCTTAACTGGGCGTTCGAAGAAGTTCGCCAATGACGCATCAGGGTCGTCAGAGGATCCTCGAGTTGGGTCCATTGTTGAGTCCACCTCACATAGGTAAGATGGATTCTCGTCCAAAAAGGACAAGAGTTGGTGTTTTTGTGTATCAGCCATTGGTTTATTTGTACAGTCATCGGCTTGATCCACGTACGACACATCCGTGTCTACCTCATTTTGATTCTGAGGTTCGAATTCAAGGGGTCTGTTTTGACTTTGAGTCAGACCTGGAACTCTATTATATTCATTCGTAATCAATATTTACAACTCAGAGTGGAGATTAACCAACTAAGAGAGGTAGTAGATATTTACTTTTCCTCCCGGAGATGCTACTCTCATGAATCCAACCTCAGGCACAAGCGAGTTGTACGTGAGGACATGTTCCACGACATCTAGCGGAAGTTTAGGCTCTATTTTCGTCAGTGCATTTTTATACAACAGACGGCATACGAGCTTGCATGCTTTAATGTGAGGATGTATTATCTCTCTTTTCAGGACTATGCTATATTGAGCTTTTAGCCATAAATAGCGAGATGTTACCGCTGCAAACGCGCGTTCAATTTCACGCGCATTCCTCTTACGCCAGCGGACTTTTCGTCTCTGAATGCAATAAGCATGGAGGATCTTGTTCTTGAAGTGCGGGTCGTACCGATAATCGTCTGGGACGAGGTGTGGGGTCCAATCCATATATTCAAGTTCTTCGGCTTGGTCATCATAGGGAATGCTGAGCTTTTTCATAGCATCGACATAAGCACACGTGGTAGATTCGTACCTTTCCAGACACGATTCGTGTGTGACTTCCCTCCAGAACTGGCCGACAGACAAGTGTCCATCTTTGACATCCTTGAGACATTCAAATTTCGCCTTATACTCATCAAAGACTTCTGGGCCATGAGCCCATAGTTCTGTCAGAGCATTAGCGACATTTCCAGCCATAATCTCACAACGAGATTCCTCACACCCTTTTCGGCGCATTGTAGTAGTTAACGATTTGAAAATCGAATTCTTCTCAAGTGCACCGATGTAGGTTCCAGTGACTTCGTGCTTCCTAAATTTTCGTTTCAGAAAGTCTATGTTCTCAAATGGGATAAAAGCAGTAGGTGCCGAATCTTTGTCCGGCATAGTATACTTCATTCCAAGTAGAGACATTTCATAAGCCACGGAGAGGTGGTTGAATAGTTGATCACTGTTGGAGACACTACAAACATTGTCGTCTCCATATGTCATCAGCGCAACAACCTGGTGGAATAGGGGGAGTTCCAAAGTCCCACGCTTCATGTGCATGGCATAGTAACAATACCTCATCATGAGGGCATTGACAATGCCATTTACGATCACAGTCAGCGGATGACCAGATGGTCCTGATCCATCAATTTGAACCAGCACACCATTTATGTCATATATGGGGTAACAAACTTCGCACGCAATTCCATCAACGACGTTAAGCAATTCGTCGGGATAACCACTCTCTTTCAAAACGAATTTGAGGATTCCCATTGCTTCTATCGAGAAATTACTTCGCATGCGTTGGTCGTACTTCGAAAAGTCTCCACCAAAAAC